AATGATTTAATAGAGTCTTCGGGTTTTGTTGATATTATTATTGATGATACCCCGATTACTTTAGACATTACTCAATTGTATGTAGCGACAAAAGCACTATATGAAACCTACTCAATGGAGCAAGATAATCAAATCTATCAACAGCAAATTAGGAATTAATGAACTTATCAAAAAACCTAACGTTAGCAGAGGTAACAAAGAGCAACACAGCGACCAGATTAGGCATTGAGAACATCCCTAACGGTGGCGAATTAAACAACCTTATAAACATAGCCGAGAAGATATTTCAGCCGCTTAGAGATTACTTTGATGTACCGATAGGTATTTCGTCAGGCTTTAGAAATCAAAACTTAAATAGGGCTATCGGTGGAAGTTTAACCAGTCAGCATGGAAAAGGTCAGGCACTTGATTTAGATGGTGACATATTCGGTAATTGCGACAACATAAAAATCTTTAGATTCATACAACACAATTTAGATTTTGATCAGTTGATTTGGGAATTTGGAACGGAGTTAAACCCGTCTTGGGTACACGTTAGCTATGTGAGCAAAGAAAAAAATAGAGGGCAGATTTTAAAAGCGTTTAAATTACGAGGTAAAAAAGCTTACACAACATGGGGTTAATAGATGCTATTAAAAACATAGCCAAATCACCAGCGAAAGAGATGGTTACAGGCGTTATTAATGGTGCTGCCGATGTAGTCGATAGATTCGTTCAAACACCTGACGAGAGAGCAGCTTTTAAAGTTGAGCTTGAGAAAGAAATAAGCAAAAGATGGTCGGAAGATATGGCATCTGATTCTTTTTTAAGTAAAAATGTACGACCGTTAACACTAATTTTTTTAATCATTTCAACCGTTTTAATTATCTTCATTGATTCGGGTATCATTGACTTTCAGGTAAATGAAAGATGGATTTCGTTACTCGAAACCGTATTAATGATTGTGATCGGTGCATACTTCGGTGGGCGTTCTTTTGAAAAGATAAAGAAAAAGTAATATATTTGGCGAATGTCAGAGATTAGACCAAGATTAAATGGCAAAAGAAAAAAGGCATTTTATAACTTAACAAAGGCTCAAAGTCGAATATTAGTAATAGGAGATTTACATGAGCCTTTTTGTTTAAATGGCTATTTAGAATTTTGCAAAGAAACTTATGCTAATTATAATTGTAACAGAGTAGTTATTATTGGCGATGTTATCGACTCACATTATTCAAGTTATCACGAAACAGATGCCGATGCATTAGTCGGTGGTGATGAACTGGAGCAAGCGATAAAGAAATTATCCAAATGGTATAAGGCGTTCCCTGATGCTGACGTAACACTTGGCAATCATGACCGTATCATTATCCGTAAGGCTCAATCATCCAATATACCGAGCAAGTGGATCAAAGAATTTGGTGAGGTCTTAGAAACGCCTAAATGGCGGTTTGTTACCGATGTATATTATGATGGTGTTCGTTATGTTCATGGCGATAAAAGCGGAAAGCCTCGAATGGCTACAAGGCGCGATATGGTTAGCACCGTTTCAGGACATTATCATACTGATATGTATGTAGAATGGTCTTTCGGTAAAACAAGAGCAATCTTCGCTATGGCGGTAGGTTGTGGCATTGACTCAAAGAGTTACGCAATGGGTTACATGCAAGGGGGCAAAAAAGAAGCCATAGGAGTTGGTATAGTAATCGGAGGAAATACGGCTTTTAATGTAAAGATGGAATTATAACACTATATTTGCAATTCATTTTGGAGGGGAGTAGTTTACCCTTAGTTTTAGTTTGTTAAAAGAGCCTCGTTTATTCGGGGCTTTTTTTATTACATTTGCAGCTACTTCTTGTTTAATCAACAAAGCAAACTTGGAAGGTAACGGGAGAACGCTTAATCCATTTATAGAGCCTTGCAGAAATGCGGGGCTTTTTTGTGTTCATAAAAATAAATCAAAATAAATTAGGTGGTTTAACAATTGTTTATATCTTTGTTGAACAAACAAGCTAAAACAAATGAAAAACTTAAAACACATCCACAACAAATGCAGCGACATCTTAGAGATGATTGATAACGCTGAGATTATGGTTCAACACCATACAGATCAAATACAAAGATTGAAAACAGCAGGGTTAGACTACAAACATCAACTTCGCAGGTTAGTTGTAAATGCCGAAATTATCGAACGACTAAAATCATATTATTTAAACCAAATACAAAAACTAACAAAATGAGAAAATTAAGCAGCTATTTTTTAAAGAGCAGAATTGAAAGTAACAACTATTCATTTATTGAGCTTGAACATTCTGAAACTGAGGACTTAAATATAAGCGAGCAATGCGGCACGTTCATAGTTTATTACGAAGACATAGATACCGAGATTGTTGTTGACTGGTCACGCAAGACTTTGACGGGCGTAGGCGTATCGTTTCAAGGGAAAGATGAACAAGTTGTTTTAGATGATAACATTAACATTGATGAAATATACTTTCAAGAATCTGAAAGCATGGCAAGAGTTCACATGATGCCAGCTTTTGATCCTGAACTTTCAAATTTAATTTCAGATATTATCGACAAAAAGTATTGATTTATTAACAATTTTATTAATTTTACCAAAACTAAAACTATGAGCAATTTAATTACATCAACTCAGGTTGAGAATGCCTTAGCCAATAGAGTAAAATCTATCGGTGGAGATGAAAAGCAATTTAAGAAAGAAATTAGCTTTGCGATACAGCACGTTAAAAAGAATAATCAACTGCAAAAGGCTGATCATAATTCTATAATGGAATCCATATTGAACGTGATGCAAGTAGGGTTATCACTTAACCCAGTCAGCAAATTAGGTTATCTTGTGCCACGTTGGGATAGAATGACCAGAAGCAATGTTTGCGCCTTCGAGCCATCTTATCAGGGTTATGTTAAACTATTAACCGATTCAGGCAGCGTTGAAACCGTTTACTCTCAACTTGTTTATGAAAATGATACATTTGATGTAAGTTATGGAACAAGCACCGAAATAAATCACAAGCCTACATTTAAAAATAGAGGCGAAGTAATAGCCGTTTATGCCGTTGGAGTGTTACCATCAGGTTTAAAAGTCCTCGAAGTTATGACCATTGAAGAAGTCAACGACATAATGGAAATCTTAGAGTCATACAAGGCGTTTAAAGCCGACAAAATTAAATCTTGTATTTGGGTATCAAACTTTGGAGAAATGGCGCGTAAGACCGTTATAAGAAGAATATTTAAATACCTACCAAAGACCGAATCATTTAACAAAATGGCAATGGCTGTTAGTTTAGATGAGTCAGATTACACAGCAACAGATGAACAACTAAATTATATCGAAAGTTTGCTTGAAACTTCATCAATTGCTATGGAAAAACAATTCCAAATAGAAAGCGAGTTTAATAGCTATTCATCTGAAGCTGCTCAAAAATGTATTTACTACTTGAAACAAAATCAAGTTGACCCGATAGATAGCGGTGGCAATTATTCACAAACAGATATTAAAAACAAACTAAAACAATTGTCATGAACAAGTATAAAAAATTAATGGAATTACGCCATAAGGTAATATGCGAAGTTAACGCAGTTGCCGATAAACTATTTGAGCTGAGAGATTTTAAACAACATTTAAAATTAGGCGAAAAAGAAAGAGTACTTGAAACCAAAAGGTTAAGGATGCAGGCTTTATATCCTGTGTGTGATAAACACGAAATTAACGAACAACAAATCTCAGAGATAATCTGGGGGTATAAAAACTAAAAAAAATGGAGTTAGACGATAAAAATATAAATACCGCTTTAGGTGAATTAAAAATACAAAGGCTAAAATTAGATATAGCTATAAATTCTTTGCAAGAGATACGGGGCGAAATAAAACCGAAGAAAATTGATTTAAAAGTTGAGGTTGGTGAGATTGCTAACTTTTGCATTGGTCATTTTGGAGTAGATTTGCGAGAGAAAATTAGAAGTCAGGATCATATTTGGTCAAGATGTTTTTACTTTAAATTAGCAAAAACTTACACACGATCAAGCCTTGAGAAAATAGGTAATGAGGTAAATCTTAATCATGCAACCGTCATAAACGGATTGAAGCGGCATGAAGATATGGAGGATTATAAAGATGCTGATTACTTGAGATTTATTGACAAAGCTGAAGAATGCTTTACAACACATTTATTAACACTAAACAATTAAATAAATAAATATGAGTGAATTTAAAGAGACAGGCAAAATACTTGCCATTAGAGAAGTTGAGCAAATTAGTGACTCCTTCAAAAAACGTAACATCTGGATTGAAACACAAGATCAGTATCCGCAGACATTGGAATTTCAATTCGTTCAGGACAAAGTGAGCGTTTTAGATAGCTACAAAAAAGATGATATTGTAGAGATTAGCTTTAATCTTAGAGGCAGAGGCTACAAAAACAAAGAAGGCAAGGCAATGGTGTTTAACACGCTTCAAGGCTGGCGAATAGGTAAAGCGGAAGCACAGGAAGAACAAGCAAGCAGCGAGCCTGTTAAAGCCACCTCTGATGATGATGGTTTACCTTTCTGAAAAAATAAGTTTAAAGATTTAGATTTGGTTTTTATAGCTAAATCAAAAATTTAATTATATTTGTAAAATGAATGTCACAGATTCAAAATTATTTTTTTCTACCAAAGCATTTAAGAGTGCCGCTGTGACCGGTATTTTTAGAGGCTTTTTTTATTTTAAAATATTATGAATATATTAAAACAAGCAAATAGTATAGTTAACGATCGTTCTGAAGAAAAGGAAAGGGAGTATGGCCCTTTTAGCAATAGTATGTCAAAAGCATCTTTAATTGCTTCAGAGCTTACGGGTTTAAATATTAGCACCGAACAATTTTATTTGTGCATGGTGGCTTTAAAAATGAGCCGAATGGCTTACAATTTAAAAGAAGATACATTAATGGACTGCGCTGCTTATATTGGGGCATTAAATAATTTTAAAAATGGAAAATAAACTAGAACTACAATATAAAAAAATATTACAAGATTGTTTAAAATATGGAGTTTTAACAAGTAATAGAACAAACGTTTATACTTTAAAAACTTTTTCAAAAAAAATAGAGCTTAATTTAACTGAGGGGTTTCCTATTGTTACGGGTAAAAAAATATTTTTTAAAAAGCCCTAGCTGAATTTAATTGGATATTTGAAGGAAAGACTGACATTAAATTTTTAAACGATAATAAAATTTTTTGGTGGGACAAGTTTGCTGAAAAAGGTATTGTACCTAAAAGCTATGGCCACCAGCTAAGAAATTTTGGAGGGAGTTTTGATCAAATAGAATATGTAAAAAATGAGTTGCTTACTAATTCAAGGCGCGGAGTTATTTCTTTTTGGAACCCTTTAGATTTAAAAGATCAAAAACTACCGTGTTGCTATACAACTGCTGCTTTTGTAAAAGAAAACGACAAATTAAACATGTCATTAATGTTTAGAAGCTCAGATTTATTTTTAGGATTGCCTTACGATATTATTTTTGCAGCACTTTTGCTAAATAAAATGGCAGATTTAACTAATCTTATACCTTTTAAGCTGTCTTTAGAACTTTGTGATGCACATCTTTATACTAGTCACATTAAGGGCGTTAAACAATATTTAAAACAACAAACATTTAAACTTCCTAATATTATTTATAAAAAAAATGGAATTTGTATATTAGAAAATTATAATCATCAAAACTATATTAAAGCAGAAATGCACTAAAACAAAAATTATGAAACAAATTTTAAAAAATGAATTTGACCCTATTAGAAATTGGGCAGATAAAAGAGGAATTTATAAAAGTGGAGATAGTAAAACTCAATTTTTAAAACTGCAAGAAGAAGCCGGCGAATTAGCACAAGCTATTTTGCACAATGATCAACCTGAAATAATAGACGCTTTAGGTGACTTAGTAGTTGTATTAGTTAATCTTTCAGAATTATGCGGCTATAAGCTAGAATACTGCGTTAATTCAGCTTATAACGTTATTAAAGATCGTGAGGGAAAAATGATTAATAATACTTTTGTAAAATCTTTAAATTAATGAAAAAGCACCAATATAATATTCTTGGGGGTGTTGATGAAATAAAAGCACACCCTCAGTTTAAAGAAAAAACTATTAATAAAAGCTATTATGGTTCAGAACTAAATAAATTTGCTGCAGAAAAATGCAGGAAAGATATTGTGGTAAATAATATTGATTTGATTATTCATAATTATAAAAATAAAACAATTAAAATAGTTGAATCAAAACACAAAAATGAAAAGCTTTCTACTGGTCAAAAAATATTACTCCAAAAGTTATCTAAAATGGGAATAAAAACATATGTTGTGTATGGAGATTACCCTTATAAAGACAATAAATTTTCTGTTTATTCATTTCAAACTAATAGTTTTAAATACGGAACGGCAAAAGACCTTGCAAGGTTTTTAGAAAAATAAATATTAATATTGTAAACTAAAACAAAATAAAAATGGCAAAAGAACTACCATACTTTCAATTTGAACCTGCTGAATACTTAACTAAAGACATCAGCTTTTTAAGCCTTTCAACACAAGGTTTATTTATTAATCTTTGTGCATATTATTGGCAGCGACAATGCCAATTAACTAAGGCTCAAATCTTACGACGATTGAGCTATCCTGATGAATTAAACGAGTTAATTAACGAGGGTATAATTGAACTTAATTATTCTGATGATGAGTTTGAAGACGAAGAAATTAGCATAAAATTCTTAGATTTTCAATATGACAAAGCAACCTCTCAAAGTTACGTTAATGCTAAGAATGGGGCAAAAGGTGGAAGACCACCAAAAGCGAAATTAAAGCCAAATGAAAGCGAATTGAAAGCCATAAGAGAAGAAGAGATAAGAGAAGAGGAAAAAAAAGAAAAAGAAAAAATAGAACAAGAAAAGAAAAAAGAACAAAAAATAGAAAGAGAAAAAAGGTTTAAAAGTTTTTGGAATTTATACAATAAAAAATTAGGTATAAAAACAGCAAGCGCCAAATTTTATTTACTTGATGAAGCTGAAATTGATTTGATCTTTAAAACTTTACCCAAATACATTGCATCAACTCCCGATTTAAAATTTAGGAAGAATCCATCAAGCTACTTAAACCAAAAGACTTGGAACGATGAAATTGATTTAAAAGCATTTAATGACATAACTCCCGAAAGTTTTTATTAAACTTGCAAACTAAACTAAAACTAAAATGAGCAAACAAGTAGTAAATTCTCCGTTGTCGCTATTAGGCGAATTAAAACAAAGACGAAATACATACGAGAAAAGAGGACTTTCAACGGGCTGGAAAAAAGCCGATGAATTTATGAGCCTTAAAAAAGGCTATCCAATAATGATTGGAGGCTATGCAGGTAGTGGCAAATCAGAAGTTGCTTTTGATATTGCCATAAACTCATCTGTTGACCACGATTGGTTATGGCTGATAGTATCTCCTGAAACTGGTGATCAGTTCAAGATAATGGAGTATTTAATCGAAAAGGTTGCACAAGGTAAGCACATAGGTAAGAAATATCAAGGTGCTTTGTCAGATAGTGAATATGAATCAATTGTAAAATGGTTACACAAGCACATCAGAATTTTAGACCGCCAAAGCGGTTGGGATGATGTATTCACAGGTTTAGATTTTAGCTTAAAGAATCTATTTGAGGTTGTTGAGAATGTTGAGAAACAATTAAAAGGGAAATTTGACGGAATCATTATAGACCCGTTTAACGAGCTTGATTTGAATTTAGGCGGCAATATAGCGGGAACGGTTAAAGATGAGTTAGATGCGCTAATAAGATACACTAAGAAGAATAACTACCTAACTATTCTAACCAACCACGCAAATAACCGCCACGAAATCCAAAGCAAAGACGAAAACGGCAAATCATTCTTTTGGAAGCCACCAGCAACAAAAGAAGAATGGGCGTTTGGTCAACAATTTGCCAGAAAAGGTTATCAAATGTTATTTGTTTACGAGCCACCTATGCAATTTCAACATCTACAAAGAAACGAGGGCAATGTTGACTTTATGGAGTCGATTAACAATAATTATAATGTTAGGGAAATACTATGTCAAAAGACTAAGCCTAAAGGCGTTGGGAAAACTGGTAAATTTTGTTTACATTTCGACAGACAACATCAACGATATTATGAGATTGATTCATTAGGAATGAAAAAGCAAATTAAATACCCAAAATTATGAACGATATAATAGAATTAGACGCAAAGCATTTACAGGTTAAGGCAATTGTTAGCGTGTTTATTGATGAATTAAGTTCAGCGATGCCATCATCTAAATGG